AATAGATGTTATAATTTTAATTACTTTACCTCCATCAGGCACAGGTACAAAAGTTGATCCTGCTGCACTAATGTTAGTGATTTTAGCTGTTAAAAAATAGTCGTTTAATGTTCTCATTATATTCCTTAATTGTTCCGATCCTAACCTATCTCAGATCTTCAATTGTTGAAATGCTGCTAGGCGAGCAGATTTAAGGTTACTCGCCTAAACAGTTATAAGTTATTATGAAGTAGTTAAGTCAGCTACTAAGCCTGACGCTGCTTCATTTCTTGATTCTAGAGTTGCTTCTACTAAAAGCTGTCTTTTCTCAGAGTCACCAGTTTTTGACAATTCATGCATAGTGAAGTCTCTTAAGAAAGCTACTCCCCAGTAATCCATGTCTAGAACATAAGCGTCTCTATCTCTAGAGAATCTATTTGGAACAACTTGCAATTGACCGAAGTCAGATGCGTAGACATCTACAGCTGTGTATAGTGTAGCGTCTGCACCTGCATCAAATCTAGTACTGTTACCAGTGAAACCTGACAATTTTTGTTTATTGAAAGGTCCAACCATAATCATAGTTGGATTTCCACCTTCATCCCATACTGATTTAATTACAGATTTTAATAATGTTTCTGTGAAAGCTCTTTGAGTTCCATCAGTTCTAGCAGTATTACCTACTGAACCTGAAGTACCTGAAGTTCCCATTACATCATTAGTTGCAACCCAAGCTCCTAAAGAACCCATTTCTCTAGCAGCAGTAGCTGAACCTGTAACTTCTGCATTGTTAGTTGTTAATTGTGCTTCCATATCTCTTTTAAGCTCTTTAGCTTTTTTAGCGATTTGGTAAGCGATCTCAGATGCTCTACCAGCTTTGTCAACTGCTTCCTGCGTACCTGTGATTACAACTGTTTTGTCCATAATTTGACAAGAGTTAGATAATCTAGTTGTTGCAGTAACAGCATCTAAAGTTGCTTCGTCTCCTTCAATAACTGCGTTAGAAGTTGAAGCAGATGCTAGTGCGTCTGTTTGCCATTCGTGTAAAACTGCAGTAGATTTAGTCTTTGCAGCTGAACTTAGGAATGGCGTGTCTGTTGGTGAGATATTATAGATTACATCAGAAAGATCTTCTCTTTCACCAATGGAATCATAAGTATCAAACGTGTTTGTTGGTTGTGCCATTATTTTACTTTCGTTGTTGAGATTTAAGATTAATCATGTCAAGTATAGCAGAATGAGCATCTTTAAGATGTCCAGACTTACGTAACTTGCCAATCTTTTGTCTTATGGCTTCTCTACCAGAACTCGTACCTGATTTTGCAACACCAGCTTTAACAACTTTAGGAGCATTAGCTACTTTCTTTTGAACGATAGGTTTTTTATCTTTCAAGTTTTGGTAACTCATTGCATCCTTTGCAACCATAAGAAATCTATGGTCTGCAAGCTGTCCAATTTCTTGATCATTAAAGCCATAGTTTCGTAATGAATTACGCATATTAACTTTGAATGTATCTGCTTTGTTTGGATCAGCAAACTCTGGTATTTTTGTTGCTGCTAACTCTCGCTGTGTATCAAGGAACTCATTGTATTGAGTTTGTTGAGCTTCTCTAGCTTTAGACCTAACTTCCTCTAGCTGCCTGTTTTGTTGTCGTAACTGGTAATCCAGTTTGGCTGCAGCTGTGGGATCTTCGTCATAAAGTTTATGAAGATCTTCACTTCCTTGTTGTTGTCTGACAGTTGCGTCAGCAGTTGCAATTAAATCATTTAACTCTGATAGTCGAGTATCATAAGATTGACGCAAACTCGTCTTTTGAGCTTCAAGATCTCTCTTTTCTAACCCTAAAGAATGAGTTTTTTGTCTATAATCTGAGTCTCTAGAATAACCTGCCTTCAGCTCATCAAGGGTGACCTCTAACTCTTGACCACTAACTTTAACTCGGTGGAGTTCTGGTTCCTCGGATAATTCTGTTTGTGTTTCTTCTTTTACCTCAGTATTTTCAGTAACTTGCTCCTTAGTTCCTTCAGACTCTGGTTGACTTTCTGGAGCTTCCTGTTTCACAGGTGTTTCTGATGGTTCTACTTTAGATTCAGTTTCTTGTTTTTCCTCTTTAGGATTCAATAGTCCTGTAATCTTTTCAGCAGCACCATGAACAGTTTGTTCTTGTGCCATAACGTTCCTTTCTTGGTTGACGTAATTGAAGTTGCGTTAGCTTAACTTCGTTTATTTAATTGATCTAACTCTTGTTGAGTCAGTTTTCCACTTGCCATGATGCTTTGTAAATGACCTCTGATCTTGTCTACTAGATTGTAGGCTACCCAAAGGTATGTACGCTTGTCATTCTCAGTGAAACTTGTATTGAAGATTTCTTGTTTATATATTTCAAGAAGATCTTCGAATGCTGTTTTAAGCAGGGGATCGTTTAGGAGCTGCTCTGCTCTCTTGCCTTCCCTGACTTGCTTTTCCTTGTTGTCCATTTATTTGTTGTTGTGTATTAAAGAATTGATCTTGACCTTTTACTATTTCTTTCATTAGATTACCAGATGATTTTAAATCTTCTTGTTCTAACATAGATCTTCGTTTCAATTCTAGTTCATCAATTTTAGATCCATATTTAAGTTCAATTTCTTTTATCTTTAATTCAAAGTCTAAAAGATTTTGTCTCATTTGTGCCTCAATTCGTTTAACTTCAGTTTCAGCTTTAAGCTGTGCTCTTTGGTTTTCACCTTGAACCTGTGCTAGAGTTACTTTCTCAAACTCAGTAGGTGGTTTAGGTGGAAGTTGTGGCATTTGAGCTGCTCCTACATCTGGATCCATAAAGAAAGGTTCTATACTATTTAGACCTGCATTTTCAACTAATTTCTTTAAAGAATTGTATATATTTCTTAAATTAACCATTGGACCATAAACATTCTGTTGAAGGTTTATAGCCTGCATTTGTCTTTCTAATATAGCATTAAGTAAGATCAATTGCTGTTCTTTTGATCCTGTACCTAATCCAACATGGACTGTAACATTAACTCTATCTTTCCATTCGTAAGGTCTCATAGGTATATACTTACCTCTAATTCTTACGATCTTTTCTTTTTGTTGATATTTGCATACCAACTCAAATATTTTTAAAGCTAAATCTTTAACGCCTGTTTCTGCAAAGATTCTAGCAATTAACTCCATTCTCATTTGAGATTGAGTTAAAACCTGGTTCATACCAGTTGCTGTTTTATTATTTAAAGAATCTGGATTTAATCCTTGTGAAGTTTTACTTACACCAGTTCTAGTTTCTTTAACAGAATCTAAGTAAGCTAACATACCACTTGCTTGTTCTGTAATAGGTTGTGCCTGAATAGGCATCATTACATTAGAAGGTGGTTGTTTAGTTCTTACGATTCCTCCAGGACGATTTGTAAGTAAGTCGTCCATAGCAACTTGACCATCTTGTATAGCTACTCTGTTATTATTTGTTAGATACATATTGTCTAACATTTGTCTCATAACAGTAGATTTAATTAATTGAATATCTTCTACTAGCTCTGCAATAGATCTTCCATGAAATCTGTGAGGCATGATAACAGGAGTCATAGATATAAAAGGTATTGTATCTACTTCTTCAACATCTAATAATTTTTTAGCATCTCCTGCTACAGTTATTTTACATAACTCTGCTTTACCATCATCATTGATATCCATTCTAATGTAGCATTCATGTACTAATACATCATTAGTAGTTTTATCTCCATCAGATAAACCATGTGAAAAATCTATATTTTGGTGTCTTGTAAACTTATCTTCAGTAAAGTAATCAGTATCACCAGTTGGTAATCCTTCAACTAGATCTCTATCATATCCCATTTCTACTAATTCAGTTTTAGTTTTATTTGTTCTATGACAAACAAAGTTAGCTGAATTAATATCTTTACATCTTCTTTCGATTAAAAATTCTTCAGGAGGAACTGGTTCTATTCGAACTTGTCCATAAAGTTTTGTTCTATGAATAACTACATCATGTAGTTTTACTTTATCTATTTCTTTACCTCTATCATCTGTGATAGGTTCTTCATATTCGGAATGGTTTGAAACTTTTACTTGTGGATCTGAAACTAGATCATCAAACTCATCATCTGTTAATCTTGTATATTCTTCTCTTTCAGTCTTTTGAGAATCATCCCAATAAATTTTTAAAATTCCATTCTTTTGGATAAGTGCATCTTTAAATGCTGAATATAATGCTGTAAATCCATTATTCTCTTTTAAGAAGATGTAATTCAAATAGTCAGAACATTGTCTAGCCATTTCTTCATCTTCAGGTCCAGTACCTTCACAAGCAAATACATTATCTCCTGAAGTAAATATCTTCATAAGAGATGGCATTAAACTTTCTACTGTGTCCATTACATCATTAGATATAACTTGAGAACGTCCTTCTTGTTCATTGCCAAGAGGCATTCCTAAATAATATTCTAATGATTTCTTTCTTCTCGATACTAGCTCTCCACCAATATATCCTGATGAACTATGTATTTCTCTTGCTAGTATTGATAATATTTCTTGTTGTGATTTTTTCATTAATTACAATTCATTTTATCTAGATCTGCTGGTACTTCTTTAGTAAACCAGATCCATGATTCTATTTTTGTTCCTTCTTGTGTGTAAGTACATTTTTTTCCTATGGAAACACAGGAAGTAAACATAAGTAAACTTATTATTAATAATATTTTTTTCATACTACGTATTTCGTATCTATCCTTATTGGTTTATCCCATGCAGTTGTATCTAATGGTTCTGACACACATCCATATCTAAAACTATCTGCTGCGTGTGAACACCAATCATGCAAAGGTTTGTTTTTAAAAACCTGATTTTTTTCATCCCATTGTTTTCTATATTGCCTTAACGAGTCTAATCCTACTTTACATTTTTCTCTATCAAACCAACAGTTAGGCAATGTGTTTCTCACAGATTCTATTCCATGATCAACTTCTAATTTAGGAGCTACTTCAAAATCTATTCCTAATTCGTTTGCTACTTCTAATCTAGATTTTCCAGTTCCTAATTCTCTAGCCATTATATCGTGAGGTGCTATATGATTTGAATAAGCATATCCTTTATCAGATAACACGTCAGCATAATGAGCTAAACTTTCTCCACTTGTCTCGTAATAATCTATTAGGTGTACCTCTTGTCCAACTCTTTGTGCAAACCAAATAGCTGTACTGTCTCCGATCCCCAAATCCCACCAGGTTTCCACACCTACATTTTCATCTACAGGCACGTAGCCGATTCTTCCATCATTATCAGCTTTTGTTATTAGTCGACCATAATAACTTCCTGACACTGCAGCTGTAAAAGAGCATTCAAACTCTTGATCAAACTGCTCAGGTGTCATGATAGAACGTGCCTGCTCCAGTTCCTCATCTGGAATTACTTTAGTGTCTGAAGATTTATATAGTTTCCCATACCAATCTTTATGACCTCTTAGAGCATAATCATAAACTTCCCAGAATTGATTATGACCCATTGGTGTACCGATAAATAAAACCCATCCTAATTTATCAGCAACTGCAGGTCTGATAATCTCTGTCCAAACTCTAGGAGACATGATAGCATATTCGTCTAAGACGACTCCATCAAATCCCATTCCTCGAATTGAGTCAGGATTATCGGCACCAAATATTTGAATTCTTGATCCATTAAAAAGATCTATTCTTAATTCAGTCTCGTTCCTACTTCCACCCCAATGCATTAAGGGTTTCGTATAAAATTTTAAATATTCCCAAGCAATAGATTTACCTTGTCTATATGTCGGAGCTATGAATGCACATAAACTCCTAGGCTTACCTGCTGCTGTTTTTATTAATTCGTTAATTGATAATACTGATTTACCAAATCGTCTATGACAAACTAAAACGCTAAATCTTTTTAAATTATCGTGAACTTCTTTTTGATATAGTCTAGGTTTATAGGGAACCTCAATTATCTTAACTTTCTTTTTGCCATTGGACTTTGATTTCGATTGGTTCATCTGATCCTATTTTTGATGTTGTATTCGCAAGTCGTGGATGAACATAAGGTGCAGCTTTTTCAGCAGCGTACATTTTACGTTCAGGTGCACTAGCAGGATTGTTTAACACAGATAGAAGATAATCTAAAGGAGAATGTTGGTATTTAACTGCCATTTCTTCCATAGATTTCCACAGCTTTTTAGTTTTAGCTCCGAAAGGTCTACCAGCTCCTTCTCTTTTACCACCATGATTAGGAGTTTTATTAATCCCCCATGTATTAGGTTTATCAGAAGGTTTTTGTTCTGATGATTTTTCTACTTCGTTTTCGTATGTTTTATCTTCTTCAACCATTATAATGTCCATTTACCTTTTTTAGTCCATTCTTTAGACTTAGGTCTTTTAAGAGTTTTTTTCTTAGCTGTGGCTAATAAATATGCACCAGTAGCCAATAATGGATGTTTTAATGCTAATCCTCCTACGCCTGCTGCAAGACCAGCTGCGCCTCTAAACATACCTACAGTCGGAGCTACATAACTTTTATAGTTTTTAGTAGCTGATGGAATAACTTTTTTTTTAAAAAATTTTTTACCAGTTTTTATATGCTGTTTAGTTTTAATTTTCCAATTACCACTTACATTTGTACCTGATGATGATGGGAATATTCTATTCATTATTTTTTCCTTTTTTTTGCCATTTTCTTAAATGTTTTTGCTAAGTTATATCTTTTTGTTCCTGGTCTACAGGTAGGTCCACCAAACTTAGATCCAGTACAAACCCCTTTTGTACCTCTACGTTTAATTGACTTACTGGCTTTCTGTATCCAGCGAGCCATTAGTATTTAACTTTTTTTCCTTTTTTCTTAGCATACGATTTAGCTTTTTTCTTACCAGCTTTTGTGTATGCGAACTTTTTCTTTCCTACTTGTGGCATGGTTATCCTTTCTTTTTATTTTTTTCCGTTACTGCTTGATAGCCTTTTTTAAGACCATATCCAGTAGCAGCACCTATTGCTGCAGATCCAACAAACATTTCAGGATGAGTTTTAGCAAAAGATTTCATTTCTTTGTATTCATTTTTAAAAAACTTTTTAGATTTTTTTCCAAATTTACCAACACTTTTTGGTGTTTTACCACCAAGCCATTTAGCTCCTTTGATAATAGGAGAACCAACGGCATGGCTTGCTACCATAGCTCCCAGTAAAAATTTATTTATCATATTTTTCTCCTTTCTATCTTAATAATCCTCTCATCGCAGCATCTCTTGTAGTCGGCATAGGCATTTGTCCACCTGGACGCTGACCCATTTGTGCCAATTGTGGGTTATTTATCTGTTGTCGTAATAAACCCTGTT